GTATGCTGCGGACCTTGGACGCCTTCGCCCCGGCCCTCTGCTCCATCCTGGACATTGACTATGAGGAGATTAAGGACAGGCTGCCGGGGAGGGAGAGCGACGCGGGGGATGCGCGGAAGCTGCTGGAGCGCGTGGTTCCCGACGATGAGGATGGTGCTGTGGTATGAACAAAAGGCAGCTTGAAGTGCAGAAAATGCTTCTGGAGCAGGAGGCGGAGATCCTGGAGAGGCTGAAAAGGATATACACAAGAGCTTCGGAGGACTGTGCGGCGAAGATCAGCGGTCTGGCGGCAAGGACAGATATGGAGAATTTAAAGACCATTATCTGGCAGAAGCAGTACCAGCAGGCGCTGAAAAAGCAGATCGACGGTATCCTGAACCGGCTGAACGCGGAATCTTTCGATACGATGGCCGATTATCTGGCGGAATGCTATGAGAATGGCTTTTTCGGGACGCTGTATGACCTGCAGGGGCAGGGGATCCCGCTGGTCTTTCCGGTGGATCAGGAGGAGGCGGTGACGGCGGTACAGGTGGACTCCAGGATTTCCAAAGGGCTGTATCAGCGCATGGGCGAGGATATAAAGAGTCTGAAAGAGTCCATCCGCTCGGAGCTCTCCAGGGGAATCGCCGACGGGGCCTCCTGGAGCACAGTGGCCGGACAGATCGCTTTCGGCATGAGGAGTCCCTTCCTGAAAGCGTACAACCGCGCCGTGGTAATCGCCCGGACGGAGGGGCACCGGGTGCAGCAGGAAGCGGCCCTGCACTGCCAGCAGAAGGCGAAGAGCAGGGGAGCCGATGTCTTAAAGCAGTGGGATTCCACCATGGACAATCTGACCAGACCGCATCACCGGGAGTTGGACGGCCAGGTGCGGGAGGTGGAGGAGCCCTTTGAGGTGGCCGGAAAGAAGGCCATGTACCCGGGAGCCTTCGGGGATCCGTCGGAGGACTGTAACTGCCGGTGCTGCCTGGTGCAGACGGCCAGGCGGGAGCTGGCCGAGGGCAAGGATTACACCAAGTGGGACGGGGAAAAGAATAAGCTTGTCAGGATTAAGGCGAAGACGTATAATGAGTTCAAGGCGGAAGCAAAAACACATCTGTTGAAGATACAGTTCCCGGATGATGTATATAAAATCAATGGACTGACACCGGAAATAAAAGATGAACTGGAAACGGCGCTGTTAAAGCTGAAATCAGAGTATGATATCCGGCTGAATTCAATTGTTGTTGAGAGGAGTGAAAGATTTAAAGAAAATGATATATTTGTTGTTGGCTATCATGACGGCGTGATGGATATGGCGGTAAACCGAGATGCTGATTTTGCTAAAATAGTAAAACAGATGCAAGCAAAATATAAAAGCAGATTTTTTGCAGGAAAATCATTGGAAGACTATTTGGCACATGAAATGGCACATGTGATGCTCTATCAGGATTGTAAAAGTGACATTGAGTATTATGCTAAAGATCAGCAGATCGAAAATTTATATGATTTGTTAAAAGGAATTTCGAGATACGCAGATAGGACAAAATCAGGGAATGAAGCCTTGGCAGAAGCGTTTGTCAGAGTGAGGAATGGAGAAAAGGTTCCACCAATTGCGAAAATATTGGTAGAATCTTATTATGGAGGGTATAAAAAATGAGTTTATCTTTGATCAAATGCGACTTTTGTAAACATTTAGGAAAGGGGTATGAATGCTCAGCCTTTCCAGAAGGTATCCCTTTAGAGGATTTGTCGGATGATAAAGATGCAGAGTGTGCAAACGGAATAAAATTTGAAGACGAGAGAGGGGAGCAGGGGCATAAAGAAATTATTCCGAATCCGGACAGCATCCTGGAGAAGATGCATTGGGTCAGCCCCAGGCGGGACCGGGAATGAAACCGGGATTATTGACGTGACCAGCAAGTAAACACAATACAAAGCTTAAGAGGAGCGCTTAGCAATAGGCGTTCTTTTTATATGCCCGAAACCGGCTTACGGCGTTTAAACTGCGGCCGGAATATCTCTTTGCGCACAGAGAGCAAAACAGGCGCTGCATCGCGGGAGAAACCGCATAAAACGAAATGCAGGAAAGGAGACATTGTGAAACTGGAGGATTTGCTGGAGAAGGGGCTGTACGAGCAGGTGAAGGCGGCGATAGACGCGGAGAACGCGAAGGAGCCGGACAAATTAAAGCACATCCAGTACGCGGACCTGTCTGAGGGGAACTATATCCCCAAAGAGAAGTATGCCGAGCTGGAGACGGACAACGGGTCCATCGCTGAACAGCTGAAAACGGCCCAGGATCTGATCGCGGAGCTCAAAAAGGGGGCCGCCGGCGGAGACGGCAGGCTGCAGGGCAAAATCACGGAGTATGAGGCCACGATCGCCGCGCTGCAGAAACAGCTCCGGCAGGACAAGCTGGAATCGGCGGTGAAGATCGCTCTCCTGGAGGCGAACTGTAAGGATGTGGACTATATTACCTTTAAGCTGAAAGAAAAAGGGGAGCTCGCCCTGGACGAGGCGGGGAAGGTGAAGGGCATGGAGGATAAGCTCGCGGCGCTGAAAACGCAGTTCCCGGATCAGTTCACATCCCCGGACGCCAAAAAGGTGGAGGAGAACCGGCTTCCGGATTCTGCCGGGGAGAGGAAGGGCGAGCCCAAAGACCTTGCGGAAGCCCTGAAAATGCAGTACGAAAACGCAGTGTGACAATGCAGCACAAAAATTGAGAAAAGGAAAGGTTAAAAAGGTATCATTATGGCGGTAATGACGTTGGAAGAGATTAAGAAGGGAATGGCGGACAAGGTGTTTGACAAGATCGTGGATGTATTCCTGCGGCAGTCGGACATCCTGGCGGTGCTGCCCTTCGACGACTGTGTGAGCGCGGTGGGTGGCGGCTCCACGATGAAGTACAAGTACATGCGGAAGGTTCTGCCCGCGGCGGCGCAGTTCCGGAAGCTGTACGGCACCTATGCGGCGAGCACGGCGACGAAGCAGGAGTGCTGGGCGGCCCTGACGATCATGGGCGGCGCGCTCCAGATGGACCGGGTGTTAAACAAGGTTTCGGGGCGCTGGGACAACCTGGCGTACCAGATCGAGGAGCACATCAAGGCGGTGGTCAGCCTGTTCCACTACACGCTGATCAACGGGGACGCGGTCACTTCGGCGTCCACGGACGGACCGGAGTTTGAGGGGCTTGACTCCATGCTGGCAGGCACGGCCACGGAGTACGGCACGGAGAAGTCCATCGACCTGTCCACCATTGCTAACCTGAAAAGTAATGCGGACGAGTTTTATGAGGCGCTGATGCTTCTGGTGAAGGAGACGCAGGCGGACGCCCTCCTGATGAACACGGCAACCATCGCGAAGATACAGACGGTTGCCCGTGTGCTGGGTTACAAGACGGAGACGGAGGAGGCCTTCGGCAAGAAGGTGGTTTCCCTGGACGGGGTGCGGTTTATGGATCTGCAGAATCACTACACGGTCACCGGAACCGGGAAGGAGGCGGTGGCCACGGCCAGCGCAGTGGTGAAAAAGGGCCTCGCCAGGAAGATAAACGGCGCGGAGACGGAGACCACCGGCCTGACGGATATCTATGCGGTGAAGTTCGATGCCAATGACGGGTTCCATGGGATCAGCCTGAGCGGGTCTTCCGTTATCGAGAAGTATCTGCCTGATTTCTCCAAGCCGGGGCCGGTGAAGGACGCGGAGGTGGAGATGATCTCCGCTACGGTGCTGAAAAACACCCAGCATGCGGGGGTACTCCGGAATATTAAGATCTCGGCATAAGGCGGAAGGGCGTCCTGCGGGCGCCCGGTACCGCGCAGGGAAAATGCATCGCAGAAAGGAGAATAGCATGGCAAAGACAGCAAAAGGCGGAAACGCCGGGAAGGAGAGTATCATGCCAGGGACAGCAGAAAACGAAAAAGTGCAGGAGAGTGTGGCATATGCCGCGGAAGAAAAAGCGGTGGAAGGAGCGGAGGACAGAGCGCCGACGGAGAGAGCAGGGGAAAGGGCGAAGGGCTGGCTGGTAAGGGTCAGGAATAACTCCG